GCGTTGCACCTTCACCAGAATTATTAGTAATTGTTACGCCGGTACCAGCCACTAAATTCTTAGTATAGTCGCCAACAGTATCTGTGTTTAAATCTATTGCGTCATTAACCCACGATGTACCGTTCCACTTTAAGAATTGCCCGCTACTTGGTGTTGCATCTACATCATTTAAAGCATTGATTCCATGATTAGTTATGCTAGAAACTTCTCCAGTTACATTGCCAGTTACATTTCCAGTTACGTTACCGGTTACGTTTCCAGTTACGTTACCTGTAACATTTCCAGTCAACGGTGCTGTAACATTGGCGAAGGTTACGGTGTCAGTAGTTGCTACTGCTTGGCCTATAGAAATGTTGGGAGTAGCACCTTCTCCAGAAGGATTAGAGATAGTTACACCGGTGCCAGCAATTAAATTTCTAACATAGTTACCAGTGGTATGTAGACCAAGAGTTACGGAGTCTTCTACAATAGAATTTAAATCTAAAAATGTAGTTCCATCATTTGTGAACTGCCATTTGTTGCTAGTTTCATTCCATCTTATCTGTACATTGTTTTCAGATCCACGTTCAATTTCTATTCCGGCATTGAGTATTGGAGCGCCTGTGAAGTTGTAATTTAAAACTAATATGTTATCTTCAATTAAAACTTGCGAGACATTTAAGCTAACTGTGTCTCCACTAATAATTAAGTCGCCACCAACAGTAAGGTCTTGTTCTATCGAAACATTTTTTTCACTACTGATATTTGTTTCTTGATTTAAACTTTGCAGCCAAGACCAAGTTGTCGCTACCGTATTATTGTTTTCGTCTTTATAGTAAACAATTCCATTGACTGGATCTAAAGCTAATTGGCCTTTTGTAATACTTGGAGGCATAGGGAACGACATTAATGTATCCTCTTGAGGTAATTAGCTCTTAGTATATGAGCCGGAACATAGGTATATAGTAATTGTTTGAGCCATTAATATTCAGAACTCATATGACTAAATGATTTAACCTTGAGCTTTTTTATCTACTTTAGTAAAAACTTGATTAATTTCTGTGGTAGATAGTTTACCATCGTCCAAAAATGCTCTAGATAAGCCCTCTACAACCGTAGCAACTCCGGCCATGCCTGCCATAAAGCAAGCCTTCCATATAGGAACGCCAGCTATTGCACCAGCACCGATGACACCAAGGCCAGATGCTGCAAAGGTAGCTACTATTCTTAGGATTATATTATATGCGGTCTTCATTTAATCCTCGTCATTCTTAATCATCGCATGGACATAGTGAACCAAGAAGGCACAACCTGTAGCTATGATCGTAATCTTTCTAGTTTCTCCAGACAGAGTTGCAAACACTACGACGCTACCTGATATGGTAAAAGCTAGTGCTGAAGTCTCCCTTGAGAATTTTTTAATAAAGCCCCATGGACTAAATTTCCTTTTCATTGTTTCCTCCTCGTATTTAAATATACTGTTTCTTGTGAAGTGGTTATCTTCTTGATCTTCTGGACCTTCTATTTCAGTGTCCTCTTCTTCGCCGTCTGGATTCTCATCTTCCTTGCGACCGTTGGTATTGCTGCCATCGCCAGGACCCCCACCAGAACCTCCTGAACCGCCTCCAGAGCCCCCTGAACCACCTGATGGACCAGATGACCCAGTGCCGGCACCCATTCCCACTGTAGCTGCTGACAAGGCTGCCGTAGCAGCCAACAGCGTCCTACGAGAGCCTACGTCTACGTTGGATCCAGTTGGCACGTAGTCGTCAAGACCCTCTCCATAAACGTCAATGGTCTCCTCAAAAGCATTCTTTACTTCTTCTGGAGCGTTTGTCACAGCCTCAACAAGAGCTGCTTCTTCTTCTGGAGTCAGCTCATCAACTGGGATGGCATCAAAGATCTCAGCTGCCTGATCTGTGTCAATGCTTTCTAATACCTTTTCGCTCGTGGCAAGGTCTGTTGCTTGTTCAGCGGTGACTTCGTTTTCCAAGATGCTATCAACAGCTGCGGAAACTTGATCCTCTGTGACAGCGTCGGACTCAAGGATTCCAACAACTTCTGCAAACTGCTCGTCTGAAAGTGGCTCGTCCAGAACGGCGTCAATAATTGCATCAAACTTTTCATCAGAAAGTGGTTCGTTAAAGACAGCCTCAAGAGCATCACCAAACTGTTCTGTTGACAAAGGCCCATCAAACACTGCTTGCACTGCAGTGTCAAACTGTTCGTCGCTCAATGCAGAAGTATCTGCAAAGACAGCATCAACTGCAGCAGAGAAGTTTTCGTCAGACATAGGTCCGTCAAACACAGAATCTATAACGGTAGAAAACTGAGTGTCTGTTAGCTCTTGATCAAGCAATGAGTTAACCACGGCGGTTAGTGCTTCAGGTGTTTCCGCATCTGCAACTAAATCGTCTACAGCATTCGCGAGTCCTGCGTTAGACATAGGTCCATCAAAGATATCTTCTACTGCAGCGTCTGCAGCGTCTTGAGTATCTTTAGGAACTATTATCTCTGGAGTTGGATCTTCAGGTATAATAACTGGAGTTGGATCAATTTCTGGAGTTGTTACTGGGTCTAGATTATTATCTGGCGTATCTATTGGCCCAAATATTGTTTCTATAACAGTTGTTGTAGGCGGGGAAATCGTTGTAACTGTTGGCCCTAGTTCAGGAATTGGAACAGTAGTGTTTTCTGTTGGAATAGTTTCAACAGGAGGGGGGACAACCGCTGGTTCCGTAGTAGTTGTTGTAGTGGTCGGATTTGGGTTGACAACTGTTGCATCAGCAGTTATTTCCGGTCCATACACACATGGGCCTACGCCTTCACTAGAGAAACAACTTTGATTTCCCGCCTTAATACCAAAGCGAACAGGTCCGTAACCTGTCGTGACAGGATTGCTACCAGAAAACATTTCCGTACTTAAGGAGTAGTTGGTTCCTTGGTTCGTTGAAACTCCCCAACCACCCGACTGTGTTCCACCAATTTCATCTAAGTCATAGAAGGTCACAGCATACCCGTAGATATCAACATTGCTTGATATTGGTGCGTCCCAGTCGAGGTCCACACTTCCGTCTGCGTTTGAAGTTGCAGTCAGGTCCGTAACTGAATTCAAGTATGGAGCAACAGTTGTGGTCGTTGTCGAGGTAGACGTTGTTGTCGTGGTCGGTGGAGCTGTTGGAGCCGTTTCATTGTTTGGAGGAACAGCTCCAAAAGTTTCACATGAGGCACCAGTTTGATTGCACGAAAGCGTCGTCCCAATTGCATCATCAACCATCAGCACTGGTGGCAACCCTTGGTCATCTAGATTAAATGATGTGAAGCCAAGTTTGTATGTTCCCGATACAGAAACTTCATAAGTTGACATCTGCCAGCCAGTTGAACCATATGAACCAGTAGAGTAATCCCCAGTTCCTTGGTTAGTGAAACCAAGAAGGGCATACGACTGCTCAAAGTTGTTGACTGTAATTACCGGTGTTGATGCAACAGAAACTGGGACAAGTGAAGTGATTGAACCATCGTTATATGGGACATAGTCAGTTGCCATATAGTTCCAGGACATCGTGTATGTAATACCAGCAGTCAATTGTACTTCACGAGTAATCCACGCAGCATCAGTTGGGTTACCCTGACCCAGTCCTGTTGTAGATGCTTGGCTGGATAGCATTTGTGTGATCTGTGAAGTTTGAGTCCCAGAAAGGCCGAGTGCTGAAGTGGCCTGAGTAAATGTTTGTTCACCCTTTGGTTGTAATAGTGCTGCGTATGTGGCATTGTTAGGCGAGAATGTCCAGCTACGTGTGCCATAAACAAAAGTACGTGAACCAGTGAAAACAGTCACACCAGTTCCGTTTCCGGTTATTGAACTACCCAGTGTTCCAGTTTGCGATCCTCTAGACCATCCGGTAAGGGTGCCATCTTCAAATCCAGCATCAGGCATAGATACAGAACTACCTGTAGCCCTTGCTGTTATTGGGGAAACCCAAGCAATAATAAATAATAATACAAGGATCCATGATCCACGACGTGGTTTTAGTCTCATCAGTCAGCCCTCCGATGTTCAATATTAATAGTAAGGGCTGATTAACCTTTTTGCGGCGGCCAAAAGGGAAAAGCCCCAGCAGAAATTAATCTACTGGGGCTTCGCACCGGCCTCCGTTGCAAGAAGGCTATTGTATCATACTAATCAATGTCAAAGTCAGGTTCTGATTCTTTTATTGTGTCTACAATTATTGCTATCAAAGCCGCAGGCATTGCAAACATTGATAAAAATATTAGTATGACTATTGCGTGTTTTATCATGCGCCTGGCTTTGGCAATGCTCTCCATGCTGCTTCAAACTTTGCGGCGTCATTAGCCATTTCTGGAGATAATTCAAAGTGAAGCCATTTGCCACCAAACGAACCTGCGTTGTCTTTAGCATCGTAATTCTTTACACCCTTTAAGCCTTCACCACGAGAGCAGCGGTAGCCACGACCATAGCCAACGTTTTTGTCTGCCTTATCAGCATCAAAAGCGTAGTCATGGATCTCTTCAATGCCAAGCTCTTTTGAATACTTGAGAAACCAATCCCAAGCTTCAACTGCAGCTTTACGATCTGTATAGCCAACGTCACATGCACGACCTGTTGCATGAACTGATAGCCACTTTTCCATTCCAGGATCGCCTAGTTTTTTACCAGCGGTGTTGGAGTTACGCATCAAACGATTTGAGTAAGCTCCAAGATTGGTGAACTTCCAACGCTTTCCGCATAGTTCAATTAGTTTCTGAGTGCCAGGCTTTGCGCCCTTGCCATCACCATCTGAGTTTCCTGTATATTTTCTTGGCATTTTGTTTCTCCTTTTAGTCTTAAGTATATTATAATAGTAAGCTACTTAGTAGCAATTACGCCAAGGTTTGGTATGTCCTTGCCAAAATCTTTTTTGGTGTCTTGAGGAACAATGTCGTCTTCTACATCATACTGCCAGTATCCTGCATCAAAACCCTCAGCCTTCATGCCAATAGCGTTAAAATCCTTAATCAATTCTTCTTGAGACCACATGCTTTGGTGTTGCTGAAGTATGTTCGAATCACAGCGTGTAGCTGGAGTAAATATTGGGGCTCGCATAGTTCTAAAGGTTATCTGTCCATCTGTCCACATCTTTATGAGTCGACCTATGTCTGTTTGAATAATCTTAATCGTTCCGCCATCTTTTAACTTCTGCTTCATATGAAGAAGAAACTTTTTGTATTCTAAAATAGAAATGTGCTCAAGGGTGTGAGACAAGTAGAACTCATCTACTGTTCCATCTTTACAAAATGAATCAAGATCCATTATGTTGGCATCGATGTCGCATATCTCAGCTAGGTTGACGGTCTTATACTCTTGCCCACCTTTACCTATTCCTCCAAGGTTAAATTTTAATTCTTTCATTTTTACTCTTCTCTCGTATGTATGTTTAACCAAAGCCAACCCATATCATATAGGCTGTTAGGAAGTACGTCTGGATTAAAACCAACTTTCCATAAACAATATGGAAAGCTTACTTGATCCTGGTAAGACCACTCTAGATTTTGCTGATGCCAAAGTTCGCCAAGCTCTTTGACTTTTGGATTAGTCATGTCTCTAGCGGAAACTCCACAGGCATAGAGTCCATAGTCTTCTGGAAATCCTTCTGATCTATAGAAATCACACTGTGCATCCAGTGGTTCATTGGCGTACTTTGGTGGTCTAATAGTTGCTTCTCCATAAGCACAATATCTTCCAGGATTTCCTAAGGCGTCTGGGTGAGGAGATGCTACAAATCCATTTTTCATATAAGATAATATTTCAGGAACAAAGTTTGGATTACTTATACAAATTTCTCCATCAATCCATATTAAGTATTTATATTTATTTAATACTTCTATTGAGTGTGGATTAAGCTTAGGTCTCTTTGACCTTCTTCTACTATCTAGGTGTGAATCACTATCCGGAAGCATATGTACAGTCCATGGATCTGATATGTCAAAAATTGATTGTCCATCTGTAAAGTAAATATAATCTACTCCAGGAGTTACTACTTGAGTAGTAGAATAGTCATATCCACCAGTGACTGCGGTACATATTACAGTATTGCCAAACCAATCGTCGATCATTTTTTACCTATAGTTTACTGTTACGGGATAGGGCATAGTTTTGATTAATCTATCTGTATAACGATAGCATAAAGGGTGAAACACTTCTAGTAATATCTCGCCCCATTGGATTGGGTACTCAGTTACAAAAGTATCTGCAGCTTCTCTTGAGCTTTTAGCGGGATGCATTTTTAATTTTTCTAATTTAAAATCCATTATTGACAATAATGTGCTATACCATCTTGCTGTAAAAGCTGTATAAGGTTTAAAGATATATAGATCATTGGTCATTAGCTTGTCCCAGTGTTGACCTAGCCATGGTCTCTGATTCGGTGTTACGCTAAGCTCACCTTCATCTTCAGGTGCACCAATCCCATAGGCCAAACTATTTTCTAAGGCATCAAAGTATGGATTCCAGTCCCAGGAGCAAGGCTTTATGTCGCTATAGCCCCCACCATGATGGTGCATAAAGTACGTTCTTAGGTAGTCTGCCTTGTGTACGTCTGAAAGATACTGAAAGCCTTCGTGAAGTGGGTGGTCATCTAAAATATACGAATGAAGATTATCGTTGTCAACCAAAACAACTTCTACTTTTGAATTTACAAACAAGCTAGCTAATCCAGCTTTTCTATTTTCATTCATTTCTTGATTGTTGTGCCCAACCCAGAAGCAATAGATTTTTCTATTCAACATTTTCTTTTTTCCACTTCCACATATTTCTCCAGTGGACCCACTGCCACAGCATCCACATAGCAATAAACCCAGGCTTATTGAACATGATTGCGTAGATAAACCAGGGAAAAGAATGCAGGGCAACTATTAAGTGCCCTTGCCATTTTTTATTTCCAACCATATAACTGCCAGAAATACCTATTAGTTCCATGATAAATAAAAACCATGTCCATGTTTGTTCGCTCATGGATATATTATATCAGATTATCTTTTCCAAAGAAAGGACAGGTACATTAAACATACTAATAAAAAAAAGGTAGTGCGCATTTCGATTGCTATTCTATTATGATTTTATTGATTAAAAAAAACAATCTCATAAGATCTGCATTCATGATACTGAATACGTTTACATTACCATCTCTCGTTTTAATGGTAAAGGTATGAGCATGAGTGAGATCACCCTCAGTGCTTAGCATTGATGTCTCTTTAGTTAAGTTTATCTGCTCTATCATAGGCATGAAACCACTAAAGGATTCTTCGTTATCCATTTTATTTGTTTTTCTTTTTAACAAAGGTAGAAACATTTTTAGGAGGTTGACCTTTGGTTCCCTTTTCTGGTGTACCGGATTTTCTTTTTCTGGTTACTGCACTCTTTTTTTGAGAAGCACTCATAGATGCTGCCTTAGCAGCAGGTACACATTTTGCATACCCAGATCCACCAGCACCAGATGTTCCACATGGTTGAAGCTTACCACCCTTTTTGGGAGCGCCTATGTTGACCCACTTCTGGTCAAACCATTTAGTTAATCCAACACCTTTAGGGCCTGGCATATTACTTTTTCCCACTCTTTGACTGCTTAGATTTCTTGGCAGGTGTGCAGTTAGGAACTAGTTTTCCACCCTTTACCTTCATGCCCTTAGCAGAATAACCCTTCCAGCACGCCATTGTTTAAACTACTTTTTCTTTGCAGCTTTTTTAGCAGAAACAGTTTTCCAAGTTCCACCCATTGACTTATACTTCTTTGCAGCCCACGCATTAGCATAGGCTGAAGGGTACACATCAAACTTAGATTTAGCTTGTGATTTTGCCGAAGACCACAAAGCTGCCTTTGTTGGTTTATTTACTTTAGCCATGTTATTTGCAATCCCATTTTCTTAGTGCCAATGTTTTGCGGGTTGGTTTACCATTAGGTTTTTTTGCAGGACCTGGCATACCGCTCATCCTTGCACAGAACGACTTACGTCGTGCTGCTGCCTTAGGACTAGAGGCTGCTTGCTTTGCTGACACTGGTGGCTTAAGGTTTCCACCAGTAGCTTTATTGTAGGATGCTCGACCTTTTGCATTCAAGCCACCCTTAGGATTTTTTCCTGCTTTCCTTTGCCACGTTGGAGACTTAGCCATATCAGCCCATCGGTCCCATTGACTTGAAAGCTTTCATTACCTGTCCAAAGAATTTTGCGCCCCCAGAAGATCTACCAACTGTTTTACCGACTCTAGCAACTCCTGCTTGAGCCCCAGAAGATCTACCCATCTTTTGGGCTGCTACTCTTTGAGCTTCTATTTCGTCATAGCTCATTCCAAATGAGGAAAAACCTGACAGTCCACCAAATAATCCCATATCTTATCTCCTTAAAAGTTATTTTTTCTTTGCTGCTTTTTTAGCTGCAATAGCTTTTTGGATGAAAGGTGGCAACTGCTTCTGTGCTGCAGTCATGCCACTCATTTTAGCTGCTGGTTTAGCAGCTGGTTTAGCCATCATTTTTTTTGCGGAAGCTTTTTTCATTGCCATAATATTATCCTACTTTTTCTTTTTGTTTGTTGTTTTAATTTTTGAGCTAAACGTTTTAGCACTTGATGCCTCACGTCCATACTTTTTTGCTTTTGGAGCATTCTTTGATCCATCTATCTCATCATTCAAAACTTTGTTAGCGTTGTTATAGACAGAGGATTTTGGTTTCTTTGCAGCCATTTTATTTTCCTTTATTTATTTTTCTAAGTGTCTTAGCAAGATTTGCTTGCTTAACAGTTCTTGGACTATATTTGCTTGGATTCTTTGAAACAGCTGCTGCCATTCCTGCAACTGATTTGCCAGCTTTTTTAGCTTTAGCAGTAAAGGCTCCTGGTCGTTTAATCGCTCCCTGGATCCAATTCTTTTTTGATGCCATTTGCACTCCTCTTATAAAGATATATGGAGGTAATACACATATAGTACCACCTCCATATAAATTTCTAACGTAAACCAAATATTATGATTTATGTATTATTAGCCTATTACTTTGCCCTTAGAGTCCTTGATTGGACGCTTAGCGACTTTCATCTGACCAGTACTTACTGTTGGCTTAGGAGCCGAAGTACCTTTTTTCTCGATGTTCTTACCCTTAGTGTCTTTGATTGGGCGAACGCCCTGCTTTGCCTGACCCGTGCTTACGCTTGGCTCTGGAGCAGAAACGCTTCCGCCTTTTGACATTTTCTTTGAGGCTTTCTTCATTGCCATTTTATTTTCTCCTTGATTTAATACTAGTATTATTTTCCACGATGAGATTTAAGATGTACATCAATCTTATCGTCGACCTTATCAACTTGATCATCTAAGTGATCTAGTTTTTGATGTAAATGAATGATATCATCTTTTACATTTACAAGCAAGTTAGCTACCACATTGTGGTCGTCCTTGTTTTCTTTTCTACCCCTCTGCACTAGAGAAGCTAAAATAGCGCCTACGGCAGCAATTAAGGCAACGGTGATAGTTGGTTCCATCTTGTTGTCTTAATCAAGATTTACTTTTTTTTGCTTTTACCAGCAGCTTTAGGAGCTGAGGCGTTAGGCATTGTTCCATACATGAAGCCTGGAGTTAGCTTCGGAGCTGCTCCACCCTTTGGTGCAGAACTACTTTTTGCTTTTTTTGCTTTTGCCATTTTTGGTTTTGCCTTTCGTTTTTGTTTGTTCTTTTTTAGAAGCTTTCGCTATCTTCTTTTCTCCGTACGCATTTAAAAATAAACCATTGAATACATTACTTGTACCCATTTTTGGTTTAGTTGCATACTTAAAACCGCTTATTCCAACTACTTTTTTTATCGCCATTATCTCTTCTTCTCGATTTAACTAGTGGCTAGATCTTCTTCTATTGGGATGATACTACCTTGTTCCTGTGCAGGCTCAACAGTATCTTCCCTTTTTCCCTCATCAGAATTTGACCAGTTACCTTTAATTATTCTTCTGAATTGAGCTTTAGACATAAGTAGTATAGTAACAAAAAAAAGATCCCCTTAAACTTTTAAATCTAAGGGGATCTTTAATAAGACTAGTATTAAGCGCTCTTCTTTGGTCTACCCTTAGGCTTTGCAGTTTCAGAAGCAGGCTTAGCTTTAGCAGCTGCTTTTGGAACTTTAGTTTCAACAGCCTTTGCTACCTTCTTGCCTTCCTCAGTTGCCGTTTTGGCGACCTTGGAAACAGCTTCATCCGCTACTTCTGCGACATCTGCAATGTCTTTTGTGGCTCTATCAATAATAGAATTGATGACTTTATCTTGAGCAGATTTAGGACTCTTTTTCTTAAAAGAAAGAAGAAGAGAGCTTAATTTGTTAGCTAACTTTTTGATCATTTTTACCTCTTGTAATAAGTTGAATTAATTCAACCTTTATAATACACCTTTTTTTTGCAAAAAGCAAGTATTGGACAATATTATTTACCCTGCTGAGAATCTTTAATTAGTGTATATCGCTCACCAGTTTCTCTAGAAACCAAGGCAAAGCCATCTGCAGCAGCTTCTTTAATAGCCTCAGACAAAGCTTCCTTATCTGAAGGATCTATGTTTACTAAGGGTATTGTCACGCCTGCATATACATCTATGTTTTCAAAATTACCGATGTTTACTTTGCGGTTTACGCCACATATGAATACTGGGTTTGTTGATATTGTTACTTCTTGAGCCATTAAGTTTACCACCTGGTTTATTGGAGAGTCTATTGATTGTTCGTGTGCATTTTGGCTTACCTTAGGCATTTTGCTCCTTTAGTAGGCCAATAACTTTAAGTGTTTCTAGTGCCTGTTCCTGTACTGTCATATTACTTGTGTTTATAGTGTGGGTAGCCACTCTTTGTACCATTTCCATTTCTTGTTCTGACTTATGATTTCTTTGTTCATCACTCATAAGTCTTCCATCTCTTTTGAGAATTCTATCATCCAGAGTCTGCTGATCAGCATCAAAACATATCACTATTCCGTTTGGTTGATTTAATATTTTCTCTGCTTCGTTTAAGAATCTTACATCAGATATAATAACTGCAAAAGGGAGTTCTTGTTCATCTTCTGACAATGACTTGTAATAAGACTGATAAAGCTTAAGGGATTTAGATACACCCCATTTAGCAAAGCAGTCTTCAAAGCCATCTCTGCAAATGTCTCCAGCTTTTTGGAGAAATGATCTAGGCTTATATTCTTCGGGTTCTATATCAAGGGAGTGAATCTGCTTAGTCCTATTGATGAGGTCTTCATAGCCTGGCATCGTGCCGATAGGTGAGCCCCCATATATGTCAAACAATACGTCATGTATTGCGTAGAGTTGTCTATTTTTTTCGTTGATGCCCATTATAGATCTTTTGATGGAAGACAATTCATATAACGGTAGGGCATAAAATATATGATCCCATTTCATTCCGTACATAGAAGTCTCTATAGAGCCCTTGGGAACAAGGTGCTCAGCTACAGAAGTCTTACCACTGCCTGCTTTTCCAGCTAGACCTATTATGATTGGTTGTTCTTTTTTAAAATTTTCTAACATAATACCAACATTATATCACCTACTTATCGGTGTTTTGTGTTTTTCTTTCTTTTAGTTGATCCAAAAATTCATTGGCTAACATGTCCGCTTCCCAAACAAAGGCTCTAGGGACCTGAAGAACTCTAAATGGATACTCTTGTCTAATATCTTCAACTGTCATTAGCAGTGGCAACAGCGATGCGTTTTTGCATCTCCATTGGCCAGAGATGTGGTTTGCCACTACAGCTGAGTCAGTGTAAATTATTGGATCTTTTAAATCTGACATTGAACACATTAGCAGGCCTGCTATAACTGCTTCATACTCCGCTTCGTTATTGGACCTAGGTCCTAAACCTCTGGCAAACTGCGCAACCTTTTTTCTATTCTTATAAATAACAGCTGCACATGAAGCTTCTCCAACTTTTTTCTGGCCCTGCCCTCTAGATGCTCCGTCGCAAAAAACTTCAATACTCACACAGAACCTAGTCTACCTTGACGCCAGTTGGTATTCCCAACTCTTTTGCTCTAGTAATAATTCTTTCTTCCATAGACTTAGAAGGAACTGAATAAGTCACCTGCAATAGGTATCGAGACTTATTGTATTCTGCCTGAGTTGGAAAGTCTAAATTTTCTCTAGCTAAAGAATAAAATTCTTGACTAGAATTAACAGACTTATAATGCCCTATATACATAGTGTCTCCTAAAATGTACTAAAATCTTTATCGGACAAAAATCCTTTGTCTTCTCTAGATGTTGCTACTTGCATGTTCTGCACTTTGTCTATTAATTTTCTTGAAGACTCGGAAGATATTCTTGCAGCAGCTTCCATCGATTCTGCTAATTGAACAACTGACTCAACAGCCGTTAACGCCATATATTCTTTCTCTGCAGCAGCTATAGCAGCTGCTTCTCTCTCCGCTTCATTCTTGCCAACCCTATTAGCTTTGTAGACTCTCTTATATCTAGCTTCTAGTAGCTTGTACTGAGCTCTGGCAATACCTGCAAACCTAGCAGCTCTTCCATAAACGTTAGATGATCTAGCAACTAGGGAGGCTAAATCATTTATGGTTAAGTCTATGTAGTTTGCGTCCGGTATTTCTATAAAGTATTTATCTAAATCTTCTGACTTAGAGAATGCGTTGACTATCTCCTGCAGCTGAGGATTTAAAAAGTTAAATAGACCATTTAATAGATCGTCGTTGGTATCCAATTCATTCTCTTTCTATGTTTGTTATCAAAAGGAAGTCTTCCATTCCGTTCTGAAAATAATATTTCTTTTATCTTTAGTTTTATTTTACTGATATGTTCCCTAACAGTGTTTGGGTGCTCTGTTATTTTAGCAGCTATTTCAGAAGATTTCTTTCCATCTACGTACTTCCATTTTATTAGCTGCCTTTCCTGAACAGTTAGATAACAGAAAGGCGGCTGAGTGTCTTCTCCTAAGATCCAAAACTCATCTACATTGTCAGAGAAAATTAAATCTGTAACAGCATAGTCTATCTGATCAATGTTAACACCCTGTATCGGAGCAGAGTTTCCATCTTCATCGTTGTAATCACTACCATTATACAGTGGAAAACTCTTTCTTCCTAATTGATCAATCAAGAATGTATCTACATTCTTCTTGAGAAGATAAAAGAAATAGCTGTAAAGGAATGCGCTAAAAGGGATTGGTCCTTTTTCCGAATCCTTTTTTTCATATCTACTAATGCACTGAAAGAATGTCATTTGGACCGTCTGCCTAACGTCCTCATCTGTGCAGTATCTTTTTGTCATATAGTTTATTCCGTCGCATGCATTCGTTTACGTGCTTGTATCCGGCTTGATTCAATTTGTTTTTCATTAAATTAAATCTTATAAAGTTATCCTTCACAAAGAGGGACATGAACCTTCTTATGTCGTAGTCGTTAAAGTTGTACTTTCCATGATATAACATTGTTACATACTTCGTTAAAAAGTTATTAAAAACTTTCAACAACTCTTGTTGTGATTTTTCTGAACCGGTTTTTGCTTTAGCTATCAGCTCTTGCATTTCGTTTTCTTCTAAATTATAATATTGCTCCTTGTAATTTGACATTACTTTCCTTCCCAATATGGAATCTTATCCATGTAAAAATTTCTTATGTCTTCATAGAAGACTACTTGAGGTATTCCTATCTCTTGAGCAAAGTTTTTTGCTGCAGTAGAATACTTGCTACAAATAAAAGTCAGCTTACTAAACTCATCTGGGTAATATCTCTTAAACCTTTTGAGTTTTATTTTACTCTTATCATCTAGATAACCTTTTACTTCCATCCACTCATCAACCTTTGGTAAATAAAAATCTGGGGTGTAACCTTTTGTTCCGCCTTTTTATTGGAAAGGTAAAAACTTTTGGTTCAAATTCAAATTCTATTTTGTATGCGTTATATATCCTAGCTATATTGGCTTCCCAATTAGATCTCATGGAGATACCAAGATCTTCCCTGAGTCCACTCTTGGTGTTCCTATAGGCATTTCCCCTCTGGTTCTTGTTTTCTTCCTTCAAAACTTCCATGTCGATAGCATTGCTAACTAGCTTCTTAAAGTCTGGGTGTGATTTCATTTTTGTCCTGCAAAAAAAATATTGCTCAGGAGTGGAAATCTCTGTTGTCATGATGCTATCCTTATCTCTGTCAAGCGTACAACTATTATACTTTATATTTTAAATAAATACAAACAATAACCACAAAAAGTTGCCAACAGGGCAGAAAGGTGATAGAGTATCTATCATGAACACATTAAACACAATCATCAACAGCATGAGCCAGTCAATCAACGAGTCAGTTATCGAGGACCTTACCGTTCTTGGTTTTGACCACAACGAAGCAGTAAAGATCGTTGTTGAGTCTGACTTTGACCTCATCACATCATCGCAGCTAGACCCTGTAGATCAATTTTAATTAATAATATATAGAAGAAAAACCCCGTACAGAAATGTACGGGGTTTTTTTATATGTCCTTTTTAAACTTCTTTAATCTTATAGCTCCAATACCACAAGCTCCACTTTGTGAGTGGTCACAGAAAGAGCATATACGTTCGTTTGAAGTAGGTAGGAAATTGTCATCTTGCACTATGACGTTTATTCTCTCCACTAGCGTCTTCTTGATCTCTAAGAGGTCTTCTTCAGAATATGTATGGGACTTGAGCCTATTAGTTCTAAGGTAGTGTAGGGAGGCTGTTATCTCCTTCTCAGGGAACATAACGGATGCAGCTAAAGCATAGATTCCCATTTGTAGATTGGTAGAAACATTCTTGAGTGCAACTTCTCTTTTCCCAGTTTTATAGTCAACTATATGTACTGAGTCTCCTATCACATCTATTCTATCTATAAAGCCTATTATAGAGTAGTTCCCTATAACAAAATTAAAACCTATTTCTTTTCCATATACATTGAATATTCTATCCTGGTTTTGGTCATAGAATTCGTCCAACAACAAGTCTCCAACGTCTATTAGATCCTTGGGTATAATGTTGGTTGGATCGTAATAAACTTTATGCTCTTCATATTTGATCTTCATTTCATCTAATGAAAGTGGTGAATCTGAAGAAACTGTATTTTCTAATACAGAATGTATTATGTTTCCAAGTACCGCAGGAGAGTTAAATTGTCTTGGTTCTTTTTTGATGTAAGAGTAAAAGTATTTGCTAGGACACATTTCATATGTGTCGATCCTTGAGTAGCTAAATTCAGAAAGAGTTAGTTTTTGAAAATCATCTAGGTCACTTCTTTTTTTTATTGTTAGATTCACTTTTATCTTTCATCTTCTGGATAAATTACGACATTGCCATGCTGGTCATATTCTATTCCTGTTTCATCTATTGTATGGCCAGTTTTAATGTTCTTAAACAAACCTTCACCAATGGAGACCCAACCGGAGTCACCCATCTCCATAAAATCATCCTCAATGTATGGCCACATCTTGATCTCCTACTTTTACTTGACACTCAGCAAATTTTTCTATATTTAAATAGTAATTCAAAACAAGATGTAAGTCCTCAAGTTCTTTTCTATTTGCAAAAATGCCAGCTACACCGCATTTAATAAAGAACTTATCTTCATACTGATGAATTCCTTCACCATATTCCGATATGCTCACATTGTTTCTTGTAATTTTTCCTGTAGTTTCCATTATTAATCCTCATCTACTATTGTTATAGGATTCCAATTTGGGTCTCCCATTTTTTCTCTCATATCCTTTACGTAAGAGTCCCAGTCTCTTTCGTCCTCAGACTTCTTTTCATAGGTAACCTTACCTTTAAAAGGATTTGTTTTAAACCTAGTCATCAGAAGCTTACCCTGCTTGGTTTTCCATCTTAAATTTCCATTTTTACAGTCGCAAAAATCATCTAAATCAGGGTCTGTTGTACCATCGGGATCGTATCTACCTGAGCATGT